GTATAATTCTTATCATACTGGATCTCCGGGAAATCTTTCTAATCTCGCCGAGTCAACAGGGCTCCTTCTTTGAAGAGATAGCCGCTCGGAGGCGTACTGAGACTCCATTCTTGTCTAGAGTAATCCACTGCTGAAAGCGCATGACTTTGGTGCGTCATGGCCAGTCAGGAGGGCTTGCCCCCCGCCCTGGTTGCGAACAACGAAGGACAAGGTTGGTTACGTCATCCAAAGTTCTTAAACCAACAAAGCAACAATAAACTTAATAAATTTAAGAAGCACCAAAATTAATTCACTGATTAAGTGATTAAATGGTTACTTACTTAAAATCGATCAAGCTGATCATTACTCTGTGTACTGATTAAAGAAAATCGAACAATGGCAGACCAGCAGGGGGAATGTAGATACAATAAGACGAATAAAAAATATTCAGCTTCTTGTTACTAAATACCTCTGTGGCGAACCACTATTAACTAATTCTTTCAATATTAGAACGAACCAGGCCGGTTTACCGACCTGTCTCGGTCCATTATTGGAATTAGTTGATGGCGAAACTAAGCACCGAAGACTGTTAATGACATTATTAAAATTGTCACGTACAATAAAAGGTACTGGCAAACCAAATCTAGACCCAATTATAACAGAGAAGGAGTACACTTTTAACAAAAGCGGACTACTTCACAATGTTATATTAAGTCTAGGTTTGAGGATTAAACCAGACAAATGGGAGGAGCCACATTTGACCACTAAGTCAGGCCCTAATGGGCAGGCTTTGATGACCTCAGTATATGACCTAAGTATCTTACCTGATAGTTTAATATCTAATATTAAATTACTAGGTGGAGATGACTTGAGCGAGTATATTGAAGACATAAAAGAACATTTTGACATCGAGAAGTGAGTCACTAACTACCGGATTTCCCGTAAAGGGAACATACGGAAGCTTAGTGTCGTCAACGATCCTGATGCAAAATGTCGTATAATAGGAATCCTAGATTACTGGTCGCAAACAGCTCTAAATCCGCTCCACAATCAATTGTTAAGATTGATTAAGGGCAAATTTAGCGCTGATTGTACCTATAATCAAGGTAAATTCTTACATACACTGTCATTAGAAAAGGGACCATTTTACAGTTTAGATTTAACCAATGCGACAGATTCATTCTCTATGAGATTTCAAAGAGAAGTTCTATCGCAGATTACCTCTAAAGAGTATAGTGATGCCTGGTCTGATATAATGGTAGGATACCCGTTCACAAATATAAACCCACTAGATGAACCTGTTTATTACAAACAAGGACAACCAATGGGAGCTTATAGTTCGTGACCGATGTTCGCTCTATGTCACCACTTGATAGTACAAATGAGTGCTAGTTTAGCCGGTAAAAGGCTACCCTGGAATTCATACGCACTACTAGGTGATGATATAGTTCTAACTGACAAAGATGTTGTTACTCATTACAAGCAACTAATCAAGTCAGTTGGAGGATCATTCAGCGAAATGAAGAGTCATACGAGTCCCAACTCATATGAACTTGCAAAACGCTGAATAATCAACGGACAAGAGATTACGGGTGCTCCTCTGAGGGCTTTCTTAACAAAAGAGAAGTACTCTTTCTTAACAGAAAAAGTTTCTGAACTGATGACAAGATGGCGCTATATGGAAAGATTCCCAATCACCGTTGGAGCCTTGACTGACCTATACTCTATCATGCATCCAAATGACTTAGCCGTCAAATGGGCTGAAAAAGGGTATATGTATTGACTTCTTCCGAAGAAGCAAGATGGTCGACAACTAGCGGATTTCAAATTGGAAATTTTGACGTACCGGATGTTGAATGGCCAAATCGGTTGTAACAGAAAACCCAAGGACTTCATAAGGAAATTATGAGCCAAAGTGTTTGCTGCTAGAACAATGGAGTCAATAGACAAGGGTATAAGTACTACGGTTGAGAACATTAGAAATTTTGTAATGACTAATGATTTCGCCCAGTACAAATTAGGATCGTCTGTGGTACCGGATAACCAATTCATTAGCCTTATTCCGGCAGTAAGTGTGTCATTTTCAAATATGACAAAGTTACGACAGGAGCAAGCTGAATTGATGAAGATAAAGCTAGACAAAAAGGCAATCTGAGAAGATGTCATTGACTCTTACACAGATTTGGCTTTTAATCCAGCTAGTCTTTTTCAATTCAGAAATAATGATATGGTGATCATCAAGCAATCAAAGCTTGCCGCCAGGTTAGTCACCTGGTTTTCCGATTATCAGACACTACGGAATGACAGCTTGTTCGATCATGATCAAAGTGGAAAAACTTTGATGATGATAACGAAAGATGATACTATGTTATAGTAACATCTATCGCAGTAACCCTTCAGGTCGGGACCACCTGAACCAAAGGCCCGGTATTCCCTATAACGG